GTGGCATTGTGTTAGCTGGTAACAAACCAAACTCAGTAGGATTAGGTGCTCGTTGACCCATTCTCCTAGCGATCTCAGCTTCTAAGTTATAGCGACCAGCTGCGTTCATGGTATTCAATGGTGTCAGTTGTACACCTTTGTCTTTCTTGGTGTCTTCATATGCTAACTTGCCCAAACCAGTAGCCAAAGCACCTATGCCTAACATACCCATGCCACTTAAACCACCTTGTGCGTTTCTCAAAAAACCACTTCTCATAGGTTGACCAGTAGTTGGGTCAATAATTGGGTTGCCTTGCGAATCAGTCATAACATCCCCACCATAGACATCTCTAAGACCACTAGCACCACCAAATCCAAAGGCATCACCTACACTTTTAATTAATTGTGGTGTTTTTCTACCAAAGAATCTACCTTGTTGGCTTGCCAACTGTTCATATTCTTGTTGTGTAATTACATTACCTTCTGCATCTTGATAAATTAACTCACCACCCTCACCTTGCACTGGTTGTGGTAAACCGCCACCACCAAACAACCCACCTATACCTCTTCTAAAAGCTGGACCTATGCTTCCACCAAATATACCTGTTGCGTCTTCTGCTGGGTTAAAGAAGCCACTGCCACCTTCTCCACCACCAAACAATCCACCTATGCCTTTTCTAAAAGAAGGACCTATGCTTCCACCAAATATACCTTTTGTACCCTCTGCTGGGTTAAAGAAGCCACTACCACCTTCTCCAGCTCCAAAAAATTGACCTATTTTACTTTCACCAAAAGCTTTGCCTATCTTGCTATCACCAATAAACTTGCCTATCTTACTATCACCACCAAAACCACCAGCTGCTGTCATAAGGTCGCCAATGCCACCTTTACCTTTTGCTATATTAACTACAGCTCTACCTCTGTTGTATGCAATGGCTGGAGCTTGCCAAGGACCGGGCACTACAGCTGCGACTGGGGCTATCACTTTAGCTACTTTTTTTATGCCTTTAGCTACTTTCTTTAAAAAACCATGTTGTTCAGCACCAGTGAATTCGTTAAGACTAGCGATACCTGTGCCATATACCATTGATTCTGGGTCAATACCTACTTCAATAGCAGCTTGTTCTATCATATCTTCAAGCTGAGGGTTGTTTTCCAACATCTCCCTAGAAACATTAATGTCTCCTGACCTGACATGAGCCATCATGTCATCTTCACCAGCTCCTTGTGATAGTTGGTCAACTAGATCAGCTTGAGGTGCAAGAGCCTTAGTAGTTGTATTTTCTATCATTCTACCCAATAACTCTTTCTCTTCTGGGTCATTGGTCATCTGCCTTTGTGCTTCTAGTTCTTGTAAAGCTTTTTGTAGCTCCATCAATTTTTCATTAGAAACAGCACTATTGTCATTACCGAACATGGCTTCTTGTAACCTTTGACCCTCTCTTTCTGTCATTCGACCACCTAGACGTTGCCTTATTGAATCGAATATATCCATTTTCAGCCTTTCACCTTCTGCCTGAGACATCTGTCCTGTCTCTGGCATCTGTCCTGTGACTGTAACTTCGTCTATGACTTGTATAGGTTGTGATAGTTGTATGGCATCATCAAATGACATGTTACCCATGGCATAGTTATTCACCACTTCTTCAGGTGCGGTTCTGTCTGTTGTGTTTAAGTAAGAAGTAAAAGCCATAGCTCTTTGTTCTACAGGGCTAATACCTTGTCTAGCACCTTGTTGTGCTATCATCATGTTCATGTCTTGCTCAGACATACGACCACCTGAACCACCAGTCAAACCAGCACCTCTAAGCATAGCTCTAAAATCTGGGTCATTCCTGTTCATGCCTGTCATTTCTTCCAAGCGTGGTATATATGCTTCAGATGCCTCACGAGCATTACCAGCAGATGCTTGTGTACGAAAGTCTGTTAAAATTTCTTTTATATCTTGATTTTGGTAAATTCCTAAATCAGGCTGTCTGCGTGATAAACTTTCAGGCAAAGATATGTCAGCAAAGGGTCTCTGACCATCTGCACTCATCATCATGCCTTGTTGCCTAGGTGTTTCCTCACCTGTAAGACTGCTTATTCTTCTCTGTAGTTCTTCGCTTATAGCCATATTCTTAACCTATTGTAACAGTTACTGTACCAACGCTCATTGTAGCACTAACACCAGTAACGTATGTCCTATGTTCATAAAGATTTCTGAACTCATTGCCATCAAAAGCCTGATGAACCTCTACTGTAGAGTTAAATATAATCTGCCCTGTAGCAAATTGCAATTCAGAAGTCTCTGTGTTTGTGAAATGCTTAATCCTTTCTGGGTCGTGTGCACTCAAGTTTAATTCCAATACACGAACCAAACGATTAAATGTTTCGATTGAAACCATGTCACCTTGTGCTATAGGCAATCTGGTTTCTAATAATTTGCCCATTATCTACGACCTGAACTTTGTACGTCTAAACGTGTTGCTCCAAGCCTCCACCTGTAGTTTTTACGACTAGCAGTATTGTCATCATCTGACTCAAATCTAAGTACCAACTGCCTACTTCGTGTTCTCAAACTAGAAAAAGTAGATGTGCTAGTGACTTGTGTGGTCGAGTCTGTAGTAAGGCTTTCACCATTGAAGTTTCTGCTTTTAACCACTATGTTCATGGCTGGTGATGGGGCTGTGCCTGTCTGACTGTCAAACTTAATGTCTGGTATTACCTTTTTAACAAAAGCAAAGTTCTCACCATCAGCTATATCTATATCTGCTGATTCTATAAAGACATTATCCATAGCACTGTCATCATCGTTAAATCCTGTTTCATGTAAGAACAAACAACTAGCAGAGGAGCTTGTGCCTGATGCTATTGGTTTGTTTTCTATGCCAGCATCTAGCCAAGCGTATCTGACCAAGGAACCAATACTCCAAGAATTTTCTTCATAGTTATAGATGACATAACGAGAAATTTCACCTGTGCCATCTGCTAGTGAAGGATAGAAAAACCATATCTCAGAAAATTCTGTATTGGTAGCAACGTGGCATTTATATGCTTGAGACACATCAAGATCAGAGAAAACATAGTCTTGCACTGAACAAGGTAGTTTCTGTACAGAACCATTGTAAAAGTAGAAAGCGTTTTTAGACATGAAGAATACACCATTAGGTGCATTAGTAGCAGCTTTAGGTCCTATCAACCCAGCACCTTCATTTATTAAGTTTACTGCAAAAGTAAGCGGAGGTCCTATAAATGACATGCTATACAAACTGGTATCTGTCCAAACCAATATTTCTTGTCTGGATTTAATGCCACCTACTATTGATGAGCCACTAGATAGTCTTACATCACCAGCACTGTTAGTGTTAAGTGGCTCAAACTCTAGAGCATTTTCAGAGTCACTAAATGCTATTAACATGGGGTCAACAGCACCTGTTCTTGCACCACTGCTTATTGGGTCTGCTCCTAGCACTATCAAATGTCTATCTGTTTCTGATGTGATAACTTGTAAACCTTTTGTTGGCACTAAATTAGCACCTGTAGTGCCTGATAAACTTACAGCTCTTGTTGATAAACCATCGTTTTCAACCCATCTGTATATACTGCCACCCCTAGGATTAATAATTAAATCTTCACCAAAGTTATCGTGTGTCCATAATCTTAATTGACCAGTGTCTGTAAGAGCAGAAGTAGAGCCATAGCCACCAGCACTCCAAGCTCCTGAACCCCAACCTGTAGCTTGTACAAATACGTCAAGTCCAGAGTTTATTTGATAAACACCATCAACACCAGAACCACCATTACCACTGTCACTGCTATTTGCTGTGACAGTAGTGCCACTTGTATCTACAGCAGTGAAAGTGTAAGTGTTTGCATTAGCAACGCCTGTAATTTTGTATTCTTGGTTGAGAACAGCAGCTGTGATGTTACCACCCAAAGAAACTGCTCCTGATATGGTGACAAAGTCACCTACAACAGCACCATGACTTGAATCAGTGGCTGTAATCGTAGATGAACCATTAGTAGCTGAGAATGTAATACCATTGGTAGTAGTAGCTCGTATAGGTGTGATGTCGTTGTAACTGCCACCACTGTCTATGTAGTATTTAGATGTAGTACCAAAACCTAAGTAACGCTGACCACCCAAAGAAATCCAACTGTGTAAGGCTCTGGCTGTATCAAAAAAGGTGCTTGAACTTTTCTTTTCCCAACCACCTATTTTTTCAACACCACCTTTTCTAAAACGTACTAAATTGCCATCGACCCAACCATTTTCATTAGAATAGTCAGTTTCTTCTTTGTTGATTCCCGGCTTAAAATTAAATTTTGTGAGTGGCATTTTTTGACTCTACCATTTCAAAAAAAAAATTAAGCTATTCTGATAATGGCAGCAGTCGCACTAGCTGCTGGAAATACGACTGTAAAGTCTCCAGCTGTGCTTGTCTTGTCTCCTCCAAAGTCAATAGTAGCCAAAGCTTTGTTACCATTTGTGCTGTTGTAAATCAAACAACCTCTAGCAGTAACTGTAGCTGTGCCAAATGTTAAGTCTGCAAAATCTACTATTGCTGTAGTGCCTGAAGTTGTTGGTGTCACGTTAGTCAACGCTGCTCCAGCTGCTGTGTAATTTGTACCTGTTACTTCATTAGTGGTTGCATAGGCAGTTGTACCAGCACCCATAGTTGCTGATGAAGTATATAAAGCCAACTTAATAGAGTCAGCTCCATTGGTTAAATTGTGTCCTTCTACAAGAATTTCTTGTTTAAAACTTGTGCATATTGCTGATGTTATTGCCATTTCTTAAAGCTCCTTAATTATATTAGCCATGTCTTCATGACCTTGTTGCCTTAATAAATTCACATATGTCACGTTTTTAGAATTTATTGCGTTCTTAATAGTATATAAGATTACAGTATAAACTTGATTTTGGAAAGCCATAGCCTGTTGTTTTACATGCTCTGGTGCATCCATAGATATTTCGCATATTTTCTTAGTTGCTTGCTCTGCCCAAAACTCAGGGTCATGTCCTTTGTTTTGTGTGGTATGAACACCAACTTTTCCTAATTTTATAAAACTATCTGTCATCCTTTGTATGGCTCTGGTGGCTCTTCATCTTTGTGTAAAACCAAACCATGCTCTGCTAATTTTTTATCAATATCTTCAAATGGTTCTATTATCCATCTGCCCTCATGTGGTATTGCTACTAAAGGCTTGTCTAGTCTATGAAAACCATACAGTCTATCAGTGGCTACTACATTAGAATCTAAGACAGTAGATCGTGAACTAATACCTACTATTATATCTGCTTCCATGCACTTGCATATCCAAAACTCAACACAAGCTCTTCCAGCTTCTGCAAAGTGCATATTTTCTTTATATGAAAAATCTATGCCATACAGGTCAATAGCACCTACTTTATTGAACAAAGCAAAAGCAATAGCGTAGGCTACTGTGTTGTTTAAGTAAGCACAACGAGTAGCGTTACAAACAGCTTCTATAGGATAAACCACAGCACTGGGCACTCTTTCATCTAATTCACAGGTATAAATAGGATAGTCAGCGGTTGGCAGTATTCTAGTCAACGCACCAGTCTGTTTGCCAGCATCATCGCTGTCAAAAAATCGACTGGCTGGGTCTAACATAAACATTCTGTCTGTTTTATAAACAGCAGCTGCTGAATTGATAGTCCAGACTTCATCCCAAGTTTTGCCATTTTCTATGCCTACAGCAAAATCTACTTGTGATATACCAAGTCCTACTATGGCAATGCGTTTGCCTTCTAATGATTCAATGGGTTGCATTAAGATACGCCAGTGCGTAACTGATCATATCTATATTCATCTCGTGTGCCACGACCTTCTGATAGAGTTTTCATTCTGCCAACTGCCTCCTTAAATCTA